CCTACAACAAAAGCAATAGGTCCAGCACCAAAGTCAACTGTTCCTGCCACATTACATAAGTAAACATCTCCTTGATTTCCTGTGCCATTTACAAGGGTTGGTGTGTTAGTAGCAGCGTTCCAAGTACCAAGGTACTCCATTACGCTATTAGGTAACTGAGCAACCAATATCTTTCCGTTAGAGTCAAGCTTAGGTACACCATTAGCCACATTAAAAGCTAGAGAACTTAATACTCCACTTGTGCCAATAATGACATCTTGTAAATCCCTAACTTTCGCACCTCCGCTTATTTGTATCTGTTGACTCATTCTATTTCTAATTAATTATTTAGTAATCATTCTGACAAACTCATCCACTTCTAGTGGTCTTGCCGTTGCAAAGGTAAGAACTCCTGTGGCACTATTAAAGCTAACATTCTCATCCGTTGGTACACCGCTTGTAGCTATTAATCTAACCTCTACACCACCTCTTGTAACCGATATACAAGTAGATCCGATTGCACCTGCGAATGTTACACTTGTTTCACCACCTGCTGCCGTATAAGAAAAACTATTCACGCTTGAAGTTGATATTGTAGAACCTCCGTCTATAACTTGAGTTCCTGTTATTGAATAAGCACCTGTTCCTTGTAAGTTAGCTGAATAAGATGAAGCATTCTCCATTGGGCCATTAATGTCTAAAGAAACTATATTACAAGTTCCTGCAATAACAGAATAGCCATAAGTACCACTTCCATCAGCATTATCGTTATCTATTGAGAATCTAACCTCTATTGACTGCTTGTTTTGAAGCTTACTCAATAAAGACAAATAGGAGTAACCTGACAAGGCAATTAAGCCATCTACGCTTACATCCCAGTTTATTTGAGAACCTATGTACTCTTTGTAAGAATTAGAGGCATAGGTAGTAATTTCATTCTGATCTACAGAAGTACTAAAAGTACAATTAGTTGAAGCTCCAAAAGGAGTTCCTAATGGTATAGTTGTAGTTACTTGAGCTACATTGCTAGATTGGGTATAAAGCGTAATTTGGTTAGTAGTTGTACCTGCGTAAATAACCTTAATTAGAAGCCTATCTGTGGCACTTATAGTCGTTTGAGTAACTGTCATTGCCGTAGAATATAAGGTCTTTACTAGGGTTGTTAAGGTCGTTGTTGAGGTTGCTGCTGATGAGAACAATAAGGTAGCAACACTACCATTATATTTATATAGTTCATACTGAACTTGAGCACCTGCAAAGGCAGTTAAAATAGAATAATAAGCACTAAAAGTCCAAGTACCTGCTGGTATGGTTGTTACACCAGGATCAAGAGCATCCGTAATAAACGAAGCTATTGTACCTGCTCCTGTTTTAGTAAAGTCAACTGAAGTACCTGCTACTTGGCTTCTGCTTAATTCCTTACACACAATACTATCAAAAGTGCCTTGTGCAGTACCTCCATTAAAGTAATAGATAGCGTTGCTATCATATTCGTATAAAACTATATTTGTTCCATTAATCGCAGATGCCATTTTATTATTTTTTTAAGTTTAATGTAGGTGTTCCAAAATTAGGATTAAATGGTATAGCAGCACTATAGTTAATCTTAAACAAAGAAGATGACTGAACCGCTTGTTTTAAATCCCACTTAAAGTCTTTTAATAGATAGTTATAACTTGTTCCTAAACTATAATCAAACCTTCTATTTATCCAATATCCTAAAGACTTAAACTCACCTAGTATTGTATATTGTGTTTTTAGCATATCTACCCCAACATCTTCTGCTACTAATTGATAAAGTGGCACATTGCTATTTGTTTGCCTTCCAAATTCATCTAATACATGAATATTATTAGTATCTACCATTGTTCCTAAATATACCGAACTCATTACGGCATCATCATTATTATAATTAAGATAATTGTTTAAAGTAGTTATAAGAGCACTATTAGTAAAATAATTACCAATATCGTATGTCATATCTTGAGCATTAAATTTATTAAATACATAAGATAGATACTGAACAGAATCAAAGTTATTTACTTGAGATGATGTGCCATAATGTGCAATATTAAAATATATTAATTCTTGATATGGGAAAGTTCCGCTACCTGCATAGAAAGGGTTATATATAAACAATGTCAAAGTTCCATCAACAGGAACTGTGGTTTGGTTTTTCCATGTAGCAGTATAAGTAGAAAACCTATAAAGCATAGTATCTGTTGCAACAAAAGATGCAGTTCCATTTACAAAATATGATGGGTTTGATACATCATCAGGGATAAGCATAATCTTATACCTATTCTCATTACCTGCAATGTTGATGTCATTCCATTCTATATTTAATATATCACCAGCTTTTACTTTTACATTCTCGCTTCTTAAATAATCAGCAGTATCTAGCATATTGGTAGTATATGATGTAATTAATACACCACCTGCCGTTGGATTCAACTTACTATATGTCATTGTTCCAAATTCATAAAAAGCATCAGGTTCAGCACCTGACCAAGATTGGAAATAAGCATTTAATATGTTTTTGGCATTCTGTATTCTATGTATAAACTTAAAAGAGTTTTTAGGGATATTTAAACCCATCAACATAGACCTATCTAATTGCTTAAAGCTATTTGTGCCATCTACTTGTATAGATGCAGGATATGTTGTCGTATAAGTTGACTGATAATTACCTGCATAGTTATATATAAAATAAGATGGTGTAGCGTTTCTAGTTAAACAACCATAGCTTTCTATGTGCCAATGGTCATCTTTGTAGTAGCATTCCCATCCATATTTTCTACATAATTGTTCTAATATTTCATAATAGGTTAAGTATGTACCAGGTTCAGTACAAAAGTAATTGTTCCTAATGTTCATACCTTCTATATTCCTACCAGCAACACTAGCAGTTTGATAGAACTGATTAATCCATATATCTAATTGAAGATCTGATTTAGATAAGGCATCTGATATATATTTTACAATAGATGTCTTAAAACCTGCTCTAAATCCAAATAGGTTTAAAGTATCAAAGTATAATCTACTTTGTTTTAGCTTACCTAATCCATCTACAAAGACTAAAGAATAACTAGCTAAATCAACTACGCTAAATTGTATATTCTCTGATGGTAAAAAGCTTCCTCTCCATATAACACCTGTTGCAGTAAACGAAGTGCCTGAAGCAGTACCATTCTCAACAGTTATCATTATGTCATTATCATCTGCATTAAGAAACTCTTGAATATCAAAGTTAGGAGAGTTATATATGTTTAATGTTGCCTTTGTTGCTATAATAGGCACATAAGAATCACCATCTGCATTAATGGTTTCTATTGTTATTGGGCTTGTAGTTGCATATAATGGATACTTAGCTCCTGTATATCCATCTAAATATATTCTAATTCTATACGCATCTACTACACCACTAGGTGGTTGGTATATGTCGTTAAATATTAACTCGTATTTAGGTGTTGTAAATGCCATATTAGAATGATAAGTTATTGTTTCTTTGAGCCTTATTCATCAAAATTAGTAAATCATTTCCGCTTATTCTAGCTTCAAGTGTACCGCCACCACTACCGCCTATTAAGTTTTTAAGCTTATCTAATGGAGCAACTACCTCTGGGTTACTTCTAGCACCAGGATACTCACCCATTAATCCCATTGTAGGCCCACTAATAACACCGCCATTAGCAAATGCTTGAGCTCCAGAATCTTTCTTTTTATTTAATGATGCTTTTAATGCAACACCCGCAGCGATAGCTAATACACCCACAACTAATCCTGCTTTAAACTTCCCTTTTTCTAAAGCCTCTTTTGCTGCCTTAACAAGAGCAGAGTACATTATTAATGCTTTACCAATTTGTATTAAAGCATCTGCTAATATGTTACCTAAAATACTAAAATCAAATTTTCCTGTGGCAATTAACTGACCAATAGTTTCACCAATTCCTTCAAAAGCAGATTGTAAAGTATCGCCTAAAACAGTACTAATTACAGCAGAGATTTTACCAAAGCCAGCCATGGTTCCAGTAAGCTTCATAATAGCAGAATTTATTAATTCTGTAGCTGCCACATTCCCTGCTGCAAAAAATTGCAAAAACTTTAATTGGTCTATTTTATTTTTTACATCTTCTTGTTGTAATAAAACATTATTCTTATGTAACTTTAATTCAACCCTTAATTGCTCGTTTAATTTATTAATATAATCTCTAGTATATTTAACTTGAGCATCTGATTTTTCTTTTTGTATCTGATCCCATATTCTATTAGAATCTCTATATATTTTAGTTTCAAAATCTATATTAGCTTTTATGCTATCTTGGTTTCTTTTAAATTCTTTTTCTTCTGCTGCGATTCTTTTCTTAGCATTTTCATCTAATATAGTATTTAACTTTTCTTCAAATAGATTATCGTTACTTAATCTATCGGCTTGGTATCTAGCGTGTATATCTTTTTTATTTTGTAAATATGTGCCATCTGTTTTTGCTCTTTCTACCGCTAATCTTTCTTCTTCATTTATTATAAGAATACCATAAGCCCTAAATGCGTATATATCATCTTTATATGATTGTTGTTTTGCCCTTAAAGAGTCTAATAAGTAAGTATCTTTTGTTGTTGTTGTTGTTGTTGTGCCTTTTTTACCTTTACCTGTTGGCTTGATACCTGCATCAGAAAGCATTTTATTTGCTTCTTTTTCAAGATTAGCACCTTGTGCCATTAATAAATCAAATGAAGATGCACTTAAATTTTTAATGTCATTTACTAATACCTTTTGAGATTCTGCATAGTTTTTAGTAAACGCTTTTGCAAACTTAGTTAAAGACACACCATCTAATCCCATTATACCAACTTGGTCTAGGGCATCCATCCCTGCTGCAAACTTAGTTAGGAATGATGTTTGGTCTTCACCTGCTGCTAATCTTCCTGTTTTAAATGCCTCTTGTGCTTGTGCGTATTTTTCATTAGCCATTGCTCTTAACGCAGTGGCCTTTACATACATACTAGATTTTTTTATAAAACTATCTTCTGCCTCATTTACACCTTTTGCTATACCCCATGTTTCTCCATATGTTTCATTGTATGTCTTAAGTGCTGCTTCTGCCGTAATGGTTCCATCTCTAACACCATCAAAAATAACCGACATCTTTCTCATTTCAACCAATGCCTCCGCTTCTACTTCTGCACCTTTAGTTAAAACCTCTGTATTCCTTTTATGTGCTTCAGCCACTCTATCAATAGCTTGTTCTGCTTTAAAAGAACCTTGATCCCATGCCGTAAATAAAGCAATGATTGCTGAACCAACTAAATATAATGGCCCTGCCATACCTGCTATACCACCCATTAACGCAGGTAAGTTATTTTGAATACCTCTAAATCCATAAGGTAAATCCTGTAATACTAATGCCCAGTTAGTCCATTGCATATTGGATTTCTTAACCGAATCGCCAGCTTGTTTAGTAGTCTTTGATACCTTTGTTGTTTCTTGCGTAGTATGAGTTATGCTAGCAGCTAAATCATCATATTGTTTTTTTAATTTTTGTACTTGTGGATTCATTGGCTGAATCCCTAATGTCATTAATTGCTCCATTGACCTTTTAAGAGCATCCATCTTATCTTTAACAACATTAGTAGAATCGCCAAATAATTTAGCCATCCCATTAATTTTATTAAACTCTTTATTTAACCCACCAGCAATTCTTCTAAAGTCGCCTTCAAAAGCAGTAGCTACCTTAGCCATTTTCAAAAACGCACCTTCAGCTTCTTTAAAGTCGGCCGTTATCCTAATCTGCATTAAATCATCTGCTGCCATTATATTATCGGTTTAACAATTTTATATTTATCTAACACTTGTTTTAGCTCTTCTTCCGTCATTACTCTTTGCTTTACAAAGTTACGAGTATCGCAGTCTAATTCAATAAGCTCTTGTGGCTTAACCTTCTTACCCTTAGGTAACTGAATATTTATTAGTAGTGTTGTCTGCCATCTAATCCTAATCCATTGCTGTTCTTCTTCGTGTCTATATCCGTACCACACAAAATCTAGTTCAGCCATGGTCATCTCCCAAAACAAATGGGGAAGCACTTTGCACTCCCCCATTGTATATCTTTCTATGTCAATCC